CTATAGAGTTTGCAAGCAGCGCCGCAGCATTAGCGGCAGCCTCGAAGGTGTCTTTGTTGAAAATACCGCTTGCGATCTCATTTATGCCCTCGCCGAAGTTCGCTAAAGCCTGCCTAAGCGTCGTATCGTTTGAGAGATACTCGTTTATTTCGGCAAAGGAATTTTTAAGCCCCTCAAATAGCGGCTTCGTAGCCTCTCCTTGCAGCTCCGCCATAGCCGCCTTGTACGAGCTTACCAAAGCTTCAAATTTCGGAGCGCTAAAGGAAGCTTGTTCGCCGAAAATTTTAAGCTTTTCGTTCATCACGTCGAAAAACGAGCCGTTTTCTATCGCGCTTTTTAGGCTTTCGGTCTGCAACCCCAAGGATTTCAAAAACCGTCCGAAGTCCGTATTTGTTTGGATAATGCCTGCGCCCACGCTATCTAGCGTCGCTTTTAGCGAGCTAACATCCGCGCCCGAACTTTGAGCCGCGTATGAGATATTGCGAAACAGCGCGAGAGCCTTTTCTAGGCTCATATTTGAGCTGGCGGTAGAGTAAAAGCTGGCAAACATCTCAGCTAGATCGCTAGAGCTGAAATCTAGCTCGCTATCAAGCTTTTTCAGCTCTGCAAGCGCCGCGCTTGCCTTTTGTCCGCTTAGCCTCCATTTTTCAAACGGATCGAGCTTGCCGCTTTTTTCCGCGACATTTATCAGGCTTCTTAGCCGAGCGTTTAAATTTTCTATAGTGGTGTTGTTTTCTAGCCCGGCGGCGATAAACTCCCTAACGCCCTGAGTAGCGCTAGATATAACCGAGCTGAGTCCTCGCAGCGAGATTGTCAAATTCGCAAACGCGTCGGATTTAATTCCGTCTAGCGCGCTTTTGAGCATACCCGTGCTTTTGCTCGCCTTTTGTGCAGCAGCCTCTACGTCCGATAGCCCTTTTTTGACCTTTTCGGCACCGCTAGCGTCCGCTTCGACGCCTATTTTTATTTTCAAATCCGCCATGCACCTTGCCTTAAATTTTGATATAATATGCTTTCAGGAGACGAGCAAATGGATCTATTTGGATTTGACGAAAATCGGGGCGAAAGCCTATTCGGTTTTTTAATGTGCTTTGCAATAGCGGTGCAGTTAAAAGAGTATTTCACACGCAAAAAGGCGCAAAAGATTGCCGCAAAAATCGAAGCACAAAAGCGTCTAAGCCGCCCGGAGCTAGCTTTTATATTTAAGAATATAGATAAATTTAGCCGCGAGCAGCGAGCCGAAGTTAGGATTTCGCCTAAAGACGAGCCCTTTGTGCGTGAGCTTGCTCGAAAAAGCGGAATAAACTTTATCCGCGCCTCATAAAAATCAAGCTTTAGCAAACTCCTTAAGCCTTTCGATACCGCTTCTTTCATCCCTTCCCTCGCTCATAAATTTTTTAAACGCCCGATCGTCCGCGAAGCGCGCAATTCTGACCGCCGCAGAGATTTCTTTAAGCTTTTGTCCCTCTATCTGCGAGAAGCCTTCTATTGCTTCTTTTGCGAAGCTAAAAGGAAACTCCCACGCCCTATCTAAGCCGTGCTCTAGCAGGTAGCAGATCCAAAAGGTTATTTTTTTTTACCGCCCTCGCCGCTTGCGGTAAGATCGCCATAGGTTAGGCGCAAAATTTCCTCATAAAGCTCATTTGCGGCGCTATAGCCCAGGTTTTCAATCTTATCTTCGCTAAGATCGCAGCACTGCTTTAAAATTTCGGCTATATCGTCGTTTTTAATGATGCCCGATTGAATTTTATAGATTAACCCTATCGAGAGTTCCCTAATCGTAATGCCGTTTTTCAACGTCTTTTTTTTAAATAAATCCATTCTCGCTCCTATTTAACTCGTTTTATAGGGAAATTTAGATCAAAAATGTAGGCGTATAGGCTTTCGCTTATAAATTGCGTTCGCAGGCTCTTTAAAATGATCGCTCTCGCGGCGGATTCGTCTTTTAAAAGCTTGTCGCTAAGCGCCATGATCTCATCTAAAATTCCATAAATTTCGCAATCTAAAGTGTTGCGCGCTAAAACGATTTGAAACTTCAGACTAGTTTCGTTCGCGCTAATTCTCTCAAAGCCGCTAAAAATCAGATAATCGCCGTTTTGATCTATGAGCGCCGTATTCGCTACCGCCGTAAGATTTAGCTTAGATTTTAAATACTCCAGCGTCTCTTTCATTTTGGCTCCTCATCGTCTCTTAGCGTAAATTTCTCTTTAAAAAAATTTATTGCCAAGTCTAAAATCCCGCTTCCTTTAAACGCTCCTATCCCGCAAATCGCAAGGCTCAGGCGCATATCTTTGGCGTAAAAAAATGCGATCTCATAAATGATATAGGCGCTAAAACATCCATCGCAAAGCCTTGTAAAAAACGAACGTAGCGCTACCGCCGGCGATTTTTCGGTTACGGAAGGCTGTCTAAACCATGCTACTATGCTGCCTGCGACGCCGACGGCACAGACATAAGCAAGATACTCCATTTCTCATGCTTTGCCATGCGGGCTCAAGCGTCTAGGAGACGCCGTAAGCGCCCCGCTAATGCCTATACAGCACGACCACGCCAAAAATAGCGCATTCGTATTGCGGATAAAAAGCTCAAGTAGCGTAAAAAGCTCTAAATTAAAAATTACCAAAAGCACCGCGCGCAGTAGATAGAGCAAAAAAGGCTTCATTCATTCGCTCCTTGCGTGCAATCTTTTGCGATCTGCTCGCACTTTAGAAAATATGCCATTAGCGCCTTGTGCGCTTCAAAGTCTGAACTCTCGGCAGGGCGCAGAGGCATTTTTAGGTTACATTTTACGGGGATGAATACCTGCTTTATCTGCGGCTCTTTTGCCCCGCAGCCGTCAAGAGCAAAGACGCTAAAAAGCGCTATCAAAAAGCATTTTATATGCCCGCAGTTCACTCTCACAGCTCTTATCCTTGATGTAAATTTTTGAAACGCTCTTAATTTTATCCTCGTTTAGCCCACTTGCCTTAATTTGCAGCGACTTTATCGCCGCATTTTGTAAGCTTAGGCTTGCCGCGCAGCTTTGAGCTTCCGCCTGTTTTGAAGCGTAGGCATTATTAAGAGACGAAATTTCAAATTTCAGCTTCGTAATCCACGCTGCGCTTAGCATACAGACTGCGATTAGGGCGTAACCCAAAGCCCGCGCGTTTAAAAAAGGCATAATCCTATCCTTAAAGAGCGCAAATTTCAAAGAATTGATTTCCGGCCGGACGGGTTTCGTCTTTTAGGATATCGACGCTGAAACTGATAGAAAGCCAATCATCGCCTTTAAGTGCAAAATCTCCGTCCGCTCTTAAGGAGCATTTATAAAAAGTCGCTTTCATTGCGCTTCCCGTCGCCGCCTCGCCGATAAACATAAGCGCGCACTCCAGTTTGCTGTTTTTAAAGGCGCTCATCTTCTCCTTTTGGATACCGGCGCTCAGCGCCAAAGTAACCTCTCCGGAAATATCTTTTAGAAATTCTACTATACCGCTATTTGCGTGATACTTATAGTCCTCATCCTTTTTTGGAGCGGTGCCGCCTCCGCCTACGGTGGCGCTAAGATTGCCGCCTACGGCTCCTAGATCGACGATTTCGCCCGCTTTGGCGTCGGTAATTTTAACGTTAGCCGTTTTTTCGCTTTGCGACGTTTCGCCAAAATACGCCCGGGCTAAATTCTTTATCGAAATTTCATCGCTTTTAAAGCTCATACTCGCACTTTGGCTTTTTACGATAGTCTTATCTATCGCCTGCGTTGCCCCCTCAGTGTTGGTATGCTCTAGCTTCTCAAGCTCGGTCTTTATGCTTACGTCCGAACTTAGTCCGAAATATTCAAATCTACCCGTAGGCTTACCCTCTTTATAGACGTCGATATAGAGTTTACCGCCGCCTAGGGTCACGTAATCGCTGCTAGCCATCTATTTCTCCTTTGTTTTAAATTTGATTAAGCTCGCTTTTGCGCTGCCCGCTCTTGATTATCCCGCCGCTGCCGTCATCATTTTTTATCGCTGCCGCTTCTCTTAGGGCTTCGTTTGCCAGTATCTGATCCAGCTGCGTCGGCTCTATTTTCAGTAGTAGCTTGAGCCGAAACATCGCCAGATCCATTAGCGAGGGTTTCGGAATCGCCTTGTTCTTGCTCAGTGCTCTGGCTTCCTCCATCGCTCGCTTCGCTAGGGGCTCGCTCACTTCCGCCTTGTTGAATAGACTCTGTCTCGCTCTGCTTAAAAATTCCTCGTCCATCTTCTAAAAAATCCTCCGCACAATAATGCATCTTATCTCCTTATTTTCCCGTAGACATATAGGCAAGTTGCCATAACGCGTATCCTGCGTTCATAAAGCTTTTGCAGCCGAATAGCGCAGCGTCTTTCATAAATTTATGGTCGTCGCTGCTCTCAAAGACGCCATCTTTCGCAACTTGAAGCACAAAAGGGCGAACCGGTTTGCCTAGATCCATCAAATACCACTCAGTGCCCGTAATTTCAGGTAAAACGAGTAAGCTATAGCGCTTGAAAGTAGGGTTTGTTTCGCCTGCGGTTAAATGCTCCTTATTTACCGCAGTAATTGCTGCGGCAAGGTTTTTCGGGCCGCAGATTAGATGTGTCGGACTTACGCCCAGAGCTTGCCCGGTGTCGCCTTTGATGCTGATCATATAGGCCTCCGCAGCTAAAAGATGCGCCGTATCCAGCGCGCCGGTGCCGCTATTTGCATAGGTATCACTACCAGATGCATGGTCGGCGGCAAAAAACGCCTTGCCGTCGTAGCATTTGCCCTTTGTGGAGTCGGCCGCATTGGCTAGAATTTTCGCCACTAGCGCGCCGCCGAATTTTTTCGCATTGAACGCCATCTGTTCGATCGCAGGTTTATAGAGCCCAACCTTGTCATATTCAAGATGAGTATTTGGCACCGTAACGCTAGCTTCGAAAGGCTGATTTTCTAGCGCATAGCCATAATCCTTGAACTTTTTGATATCTCTATCGCCGACCCACTCTTTCATCATCGGAAAGTTACCCAGCCAAACATATTTCTCGCTTAGATCGTTGCTGTCTATGCGCATAGCAAGAACATCCGCCTCGCTTTTGGTATCGTTGAAGGTCTTTTGAAAGACCGCCTTAAAGCCGATCGATGTCTCTTCAAAATTTGCCATTATTTAATCCCCTTTGCATATTCCTCTTCGCTAAGCCCTAAAAGAGAGGCCACCTTTTTCTGCTCGTCGCTCAAGGAGGACGCGCTATTTTTTTGAAGCTCCTTTTTGCCGAAAAACGTGCCCAAAAGGGAGCTAAGCTTTTGCACCTGTCCGTCTAGCGCCGCAATCTTTTCGACTATTGCGTTACTCTCTTTGGCGTTTGCGTCCTCTTTTTTATCCGGCGCACCATCTTTTTTAGCGTTTGCATCGGGCGCTCCTTCCTCTTTTTTCACTTCATCCGCCTTTTTGCGCTCGGCAAAATTTGCGCTAAGCTCCTCTATTTGCTTGCCTAGGGCGTCTATTTTTGCCGAAAGCTCCGAAATTTCTTTATCCATCTCTTCCTCTCCTTTTGAGTTGATTGCATTATTTAGCAAATTTGGGCGATTTACGAGCCCTACGCTATCAAGCCCGATCACCCGTCTATTCTCTCCCATATCAAAAACAGGGCTTAGGTATCGATACGCCCGCGAGCCGATAAGCTCCTCACCCGTTTTATTTAGGCTTAGGCTGGCGTAAATCCCGCCATCTCTAAGCTCGAAACTATCCTTATCAAACCACCCTAAAGCCGCGCCAAAGCTGTGGTTTTCATCAAGGGCGATATCAAGGGCGTTTTTTTCTATGGAGGCTATCAGTGCGGCGCCGTCAATCCGAAACGCGCGCCCGTCAAGACCTATCACTTCGCCGACCGGCGAAACCTTTACCTTTTCGTCCTGCTTAAAATTTAGCTCTAAAACGCTATTTATGCCTTGTCTCATACTGCCTCCGTCTCGAAATTTGGCGGTATTATACGGACAAACGCCGTTAAAATCACTCTATTTAGGGGCTATCAAGAGTGAAACGGAAAAAAATTCGGGCTAAAATGCGAGATAAAAATAAAATCGTCGCGCATAGCAAAGTGAGACGACGCGCAAATTTAAGGAGGTAAGCCTTGGACGTTAAAACTGCACGCGATATGTTTATCAAAGGCTACTCAATCACCGACATCGCTACTGCTTGCGGCGTAAGTCGCCAAAGTATCTATGCCGCCAAGGCTAGAGCAAAAGCCGCGGGCGAGGACTGGGATGAGCTAGCGCTTGCAAAAAACAGAGAGCAAAGTAATACCATCAAAAGCGAGCAGGGTTTTATCCTTGCGCTGATAGAAAGCTTCGAGCGGGCGTTTTCACAGATGCAGGAGTTGCCGCCGCAGGAGAGACTCGAAATTTTAAAAGATTATACGCAGACCTATTATAGCCTCAAAGCGCCATTAAAAACGGATATAAAGGCTCAAATGCTAGACGCCGCAAGTCGCGCGATAAATGAGATTGCTGATCTTGCTACGAAGAAAAAATGCGATGCCGTGACGGAGTTTTTAGCTGCGAATGCGGATGAAATTTTACGCCGGGTGCTCAAGCAATGATTGCAAATGAAGATATTGAAGCACTGCGCGTCAAGCTCAAATCCCTAAGGCGCGCCATCGATCCGCAAAGAGACGCTAGGATAAAGGCTGCGCGCGCAAGCTTTAAAGAGTGCGTGCGGATCTATTTTAACGCCCACGTGCGCCTGCCCGAAACCTCGAAATTTAGGGCAGATTTCTATAAAAATGAGGCGAAGCTAAGCACGAAAAATAGGCATCTGCTTTTTAAGGCTTACCGCGGAGCTGCCAAAACTACCCTGATTTCAAGGCTTTGGGTGCTTTTTAATACCGCGGTAACTGCGCGAAAGCGCAACTGCGTAATCATCAGCGCTACGATTAATCTCTCTAAAAAGACGATCGAATTTATAAAAAATGAGCTTGAAGAAAACGAGCTTTTGGTTAAGGACTTCGGTATCAGCAAGGGCGATAAATGGACGGAGGAGGAGATCGTATTTTATAGCGGTAAGCAGGCGTTTAAAATTTCCGCTTACGGCGCGGGCAAAAAGATCCGCGGCGAAAACTGGCGAGGATTTCGTCCGGATCTTATCATTTGCGACGATCTAGAGAATGACGAAAACGTCAAAACGAAAGCGCAGCGCGACAAACTTTATGAGTGGTTTGAAAAGGCTATTATGAAGCTGCCCGCCCGCGGCGATAACGCTTATAATATCGTAGTAGTCGGTACTACGCTGCATTACGATAGCCTCTTATTTCGCATCGAAGCAAGATCGGATTTCAAAACTCTATCCTATCCGCTGGTGCGCGCTTTTCCCGCAAACGTAGATGATAAAAAATGGGATATGAAAGAGCTGCTGCTCGATGACAGCAGGCTGGATAAAGAGCGCATAAAACAGGAGTTTTTAAGCTCCAAAGGCGCCTTTATGAGCGAATATCAAAACGAGCCGCTAAGTAAAGAGGAGGCAAGCTTTAGCGGATATCAAACTTTCGAGCAGATGCCTCTTTGCGACGCCTATTATATGGGGATTGACCCCGCATTAGGAAAAAGCAAGGGCGATTATTTCGCCGTAGCTACGCTTGGGGCGTATGGGGGCAAATTTTATGCAAGCGTTAAGATGGCAAAAGTAAAGCCCGAGCTTATGATGGATCGTATCATAGTAGCGGCGCTTGAAATTTTACGACTTAACCGCCCGCTTAAAATCGCGATCGAAACTATTCAGTTTCAGGAGTTTTTTAAGGATATGCTCGACAAAAAAGCCCGCGAATTAGGGCTTTATCTGCCTATCATAGAGCTTAAAAATAGCGTGCCTAAGCAGCTTCGTATCGATAGCCTAACCCCGCCTATAAATAACGGCGTGATCCTAAGCGATAAAAACTCGCTCGTTTTCATAGATGAGCTTGATACCTACCCTAAAAGCGCGCATGATGACGGGCTGGATGCGCTAGAGATGGCATGGCGCATCGCAAAGGTACCGGCGTTTGATTATGCAAGGGCTAGGCAGATAATAAAAGAGCGGAAACGCAAACGCGATATGATAAAAGATATGTTGCAGAGCTAATAAGAACAATGCCGTTTAAACGCTTTTAAAAGCCGTTTAAAAGCGTTTAAATATTTTTGGACGTGCGATTTATCGCCCAAGAGGTTAAAGACGCTTAAAACGCACGCAAATGAAATTTAAGGATGATGGATGAAAAAACAAGATTTAAGATCGCTCATTAAGCTTCTAAGGCCCAAGGGAGCTTATTCCAAGACCGACGTAGCGGGATATGTAGAGCTAAGCCCCTCTAAGATCCGCGCTGCACTGCTAACTAAGCAGCAAAACTATCTATTTCCTGCATTTTCTCTCATAATGGATAAGGATAGCGCCGTAGGGGCTGAAATAGAAAAGCGTCTAAGCTCGGTAGAGAATAAATTTTTTACCCACGATCTGGGCGAGGATCAAAACGAAAATATCGAGCAAATCATAAAGGCTGCGGTGAGCGCTAGGATTTTCGGTCTTAGCGTTTTAGAAGTATATGCGGACGAGGACGCAAATATAAAATTTGACGTAGTAGATAGAATATATATTAATATCGTAGAAAACAAGCCTTATCTGCGGATAGGCTCACGCGATATTGAAGCCAAAGAGCCGTTTTTTATAGTAGTGAGGCAGGAAGATCCGGCGCTACTTAAAATTTTATGGCTGGTGTTTGCCAAACATTTCGTACTTAGCCATTATCTTAAATTTGTGGAATTCTTAGGCGTGCCGCCGCTGATCGGCAATAGCTCAAGCGGGGATGAAAACGTCATCACCCAAATGGCTGAAGCGCTTGAGGGTATCAAAAGCGGCAGTTACGCGGTGCTAGGTCCGAACGACATTATCAAAGTGCTTGAGGGCAGAGGAAGCCAAGCCGATTTTATGGAGTTTGTGCGCTATTGCGACGCGGAGATTGCCAAGGTCATAAACGGCTCGGTGCTTAGCTCGAATGCAAATACCGCACAAAGTGGCAGCTACGCAATGAGCAAAACCCACGAGCAAAACCGCGCCGAGATAGTCGCTGCGGACGTGAAATTCGCAAGCCGCTTAGTCGAGCGAATATATGCGCGCCTAGGCAAAAAGGCTAATTTAAATATTCAGATCGAAAAGGATGTAGATCTGCTCCAGCGCGCGCAGATGCTTCAAATTTTGCATGAACTAGGATACGAGATGAGCCCTGAAGATATGGCAAAGGAATTTGACCTGCCGCCAAGCGCAAAAGCTACGCCGAAAAATGCGGATGATAAGCCGGCCGCACAGGCGGACGCAGAAAAGAATTCCGCGAATGCTGCAAAACAGGCTAAATATCTTACAGAGATAGAGCGGCAAACCGCGCAGCACGATTTTAGCAGCTCGGGCGGACAAATTCGCGCCTACGTAAACAGCGTGGTGGACAAAGCCCAAACCTACGAGCAGGCTTATGAGATACTTGCAAAAAATCCGCTAGGTTTTAAACTCGATGCTCTGGAGGAGGAGCTATTTCGGGTCATAGCAAACGCTGAAATTTTAGGCGCGGACGACGATGAATATTAGCTTTTTTGCTCCGCCGCAGCAGGTGGTAAAATATATCAAAGATAAACGGCCGCAGCTTCATTTCGACTATGACGAGATTATGCACGAGGCTCATCATCGCGTCTTTACGGTTGCCAAAATCACGCGGCTCGATCTTCTAAAAGATATTCAAGATAGCCTAGCTCTTGCCGCGCAAAAGGGGCAAGGATTTGATGAATGGAAGCGCGGCATCAAAGATACCCTAGCGCGCAAAGGCTGGCTAGGCAACGTAGTCGTAACCGATCCAAAAACGGGCGAGCAAAAGCAAATTTACGTCGGCGACAGGCGATTAAAAAATATCTATAACACCAATATGCGAGTAGCCTATGCCGCTGCGCGCTATAAAAGTGGAATGAGCTCGGATCTGCCGTATTTTCGTTATGTCGCGGTGCTAGATGATCGCACCAGGGCGAGCCACCGCGCGCTGCATGGGCTGATACTGCCGAAAAATCATCCGTTTTGGGATAAGGGCTATCCGCCAAACGGCTGGAATTGTCGCTGCAAGGTGCAGGTGGTAGATGACGATGATCTGCGGCGAGAGGGCTGGAGCATAGCTAAGCAAATTCCGCCCACTAAAATCCATCCTGATTGGGCTTATAACGTCGGCAAGACGGACAATTTAGATAAAATTTTAACAGAGAAGTTGGCTAAGCTTAACAAAAGTCGCGCGGTTTCAAAAAGCGTTAAAAAGGCGGTTAAAGATGATTTAAAGGACTTTTCGCATAAGCGCGATCTTTACGTTTGGCAGGCCTCGCTACTTGAAGCCGTAAGCGAACTATTGATAAAGAAAAATATAAAGAGCCCCATAAATACCTTTCAAGTAGGAACCTTAAAACCGAATATAGTGAAATTTTATAACGAAACGATGCAAACCGAGCTAGCAGATATAGGTATAGTCTTAAATAAAGAGAAAATTTTGCACTTTTCGCCCGAACGCAAGAGCAAATACGATCAGGCACTTCGCATAGATGAAATTAAAGAGTTGGTTAAAATTTTAGATAAGACTAAAAGATATTTTTTTGATAAAAAGAGCAAAAAAGATATTTTGATTTTTTGGGATGATGAGCAAGATAAGAGCAAGATTAACAAAGCGGTCATAACGCTAGATTACACGATAAAGAAATTTGGAATATCTAATTTAATCGTTACTCTAGGTAAGATAGATAGGAAAGATTTGAGGACATACGATTTAGAGGAAATAAAATAAAGCCGCTTGCGGGAGTCGAACCCGCCATCCGCTAATAAATTAGCCAAGTTACCAACGTTACTTGCATAAGCGGCTTTATTAAGACGATTATACCACCAAGGCGGAAAAATGTCAATAAAAATCATAGGCATGGAGGAGATAGAGGCAAAGCTTACAGCGCTGCAGAATAGCCTAAGCGGAGCGCAGATGAAAAGCAAGCTATCAAGTATCGGCGAAAAGGTAAAGCTGCAGATAGAGCTAAGCTTCGAGCGAGAGCGCAGCCCATTCGGACAGGCGTGGGCGCCTCTTAGCGCAAATACCGCCATAGCATATATGAGAAAAAGTGGCGCACCTAAAGGCGCAAGAGCGCGGAACCGCGTGTTTTTAGCAAAATTCGGCGCCGGTGGAAGCAAGAAAATTTTGCGATTAACCGGACATTTGGCAGAGAATTGGAGTGTGGATCCGAGCGAAACTAGCGTCACGATAAGCAATAATAGCTCGCGCGATGGATTTCCTTACGGGCTAACGCATCAATTCGGATCACATAACGGCTGGGGTCGGGGCATCTATATCCCCGCTCGTCCGTTTCTACCGGTAGATAAAAGCGGAGCGCTGCTACCAACCTTGCAAAACGATATAGAAAACTATCTAATCCGTGAAATAGAAAAAGCGGTAAAGTAGAGTTTTTGTGATTTTATGGGATTATTCGGGGCGGTTTAATTTCTCTTTCAGAGCCTCTTTTGCATATCTATTTAGCTCCTCGTCGGTTTTTAAAATTTCTATCGTACAGAAGCTGGTGCCGCATTTGGGGCATTTGCGCCAACGCTGCACCGTAGTGCTTTTGATCGTGGCTATGACGCAGGTTTTTTCGTAGGCACACTTCGGGCAGATCATACTTGCCCTTTGCTGGCGCGAAATTGCGCGATCTTGCTTAGCCCGGTGATTAGCTTGCTTGCATTTGCCGCGCTTAGCTTTGCCAGCTGCTCTTTCTTGCCAAGTAAAATTTTACATTGCCGCATCGTAAAGCCCAAAAGCCCTCGCTCATCCATACCAAGGTGGGCGGCAAGCGCGCTTATGCGAGCAAACTGCGACGGGCTTATCCTTTTGGCGGCGGGCTTTGCGTCCTTTCCGCTTCGCTTTGTCGTGCTCGCACGATCCGCACTTGCATTGTAGATCAAATTTCGTCCCAATATGTCGGGCTTGAAGTCTGTCCCATCCTGCGCACGACCACATAAAATATCAAGCGCGCGCTCAAGCTCGCTTATACTTAGCTCCTTGCAGCTATAAACGCCAAAGCGAAAGCCGAGCCAATCCTCCCACGCATCCGCCGCCTTTATTTGCTTATATAATGCGGTAGTGTGAATGCGGGTTAGAAGCTGCTTGCGATAAATTTCTTGGGATTTAGTCATCGCTCGTCCTTTAGCTTCTTAGCAATGCGAGCGCTACTATCGCCGTAATGCTGAGTGTTGTGATAAATATCGTGCTCGCAAATATCAAAAAGAGCTGCATTATTTAATCTCCAAATTTGGGTTCTCGTAGATGTTGCCGATGACTTCTAAATACTTCGCGTCGGTTTCAAAAATATCAAATACTTGTCCGTAATTAGCATTATGTAATTTATAGCCCGCAGCTGCTTTAAAATAAACTGCTACGCCGACTACTCCATTGCTTTTTCTGACAATATCCCCCTCATAAATTTCGCGCCCGTTTTTATCTTCCATTCCCGTATATTGCATAATATTAAATGGTCTTTGTTCCGGAGTTCCGGGAAAAATTTCCCAAGCCGGTAAGTGAAAAATATCACCCCAATTAAGCATTTTCTTATCTAGAACATTCCACGCTCTAAATTTAATCTCTCTCATCGCTCTCTCCTTCATACAGTTTCTTTATGATTTGCTTTGCTTTTTCAGCCTTTTCGGTTTGCCCCTTTTCGTGATAAAAGTAAAAAATCACATCGACCAAAAACCAAACATTGCAGGCGGTGGTCTTGGATGCTTTAAATTTTCCGTTTGTGGAAAAAGCAAGCTTCAAATTTTCAAAAATATCTTGACGGACGCTGCTAAAAGGGAATAAATCTTGCACCCGCTTGCTTGCAGCCTTAAAAAAGCTGTCTTTTTTTCTGTCTTTTTCCCTCTTGGCTTTGATAAGCTCGTTTTCGAGCTCTTGCAACTCTGTTTTATAACTCATTGATTTCTCTCCTTAAAAAACACCAGCCAATGCGTTTGCTTAGTTACCCTTTGCCCCAATAATGGAGCTATGGAAAAGCACTTTAACAACTCCGCTAGCTTGATTTTGCTTTCGTTCCACTTGAAAATCAGTGTTCCGCTGGGTTTTAAAACCCTCATACACTCATCAAAGCCTTTTGCTAAATCCTCTCTCCAATTCCCATCAAGCCTGCCATAATATTTTTCAGCCCACGAGTTTTTACCCGGTGTAGGCATATGCGGCGGATCAAATACCACAAGATGAAAACTATCATCCTCAAAAGGCAAATTTCTAAAGTCTACAACCATATCCGGATTTACTTTAAGTATTCGCCCACCATCTAAGGTATATGTTTCATTGCGTTTATCGCAAAACAAAACATTCTCATCCTGTTTATTAAAATAAAACATTCTGCTTCCGCAGCAGACATCAAGTATTGGTTTCATTTGTGCCCCCGATTTTAAACTCTTTAACAAGCCTTTAAAGCCGATTAAAAGGCTTGTTAAAGGGCTTAAAGCCCTTTAACAAATGTCTTTAGTTTCGCCCTTCTGACATATCTAGGCAAAAGCCTATTTTTATTATCTCTTGAGCCTTTAAATTTGCTCCAGTATATTTGAAACATGCTCTCTTTTGAAGTTAGCGAGTCGTTTTTCATCTGCTATCCTTTTTAGACATTTGCGCTTTGCAAATTTTCTATCTTAGTCTCTATGCGGAAGTTGTCTTTCACCGTACGCTTTAGACCAAGTTTAACGAGGCTTGCGTCATCAAGCTCACAGATCGCTTCTTTGTTTATAGTCTCTTCGTAGGATATGCAATCATCAAGCTTATAGCTCTTTAGCGCTTTGATGAGCTTTTCGACCTTTTCTTTGATGCGCGGCAAGCTTACGCTCTTACTTAGTTTGTATCCGATCTTGCCGAAGGTGAAATCCTTACTGCGCTTTTCGGCAAACTCCGCCTTATTGCTTTCACAAAATGCGGTGATTTGAGCTTCGATATATTTCTTTTCGCTATCGAGCTTCTCGACCCGGGCTTTTTGTGCATCCTTGATCTCGTTGCACTTTAGCGTTATCTCTCCGTTTATATCGGTCAAAGCCACCTCAAGCTCACATACTCGCTTTAGCGCGTTATCGACGTCTGCGAAGTTTTTGATCTCCATAGTTTTTCTCCTAAAATTTTAAATCTTTTGGCTAGGCCGTAACTCAGCACGTAGCCGTATCGTAGGCAGATCGGAAGGTTGTTTTTATTCTTCTTTACGATCCGCACAGCCATTACTCAAACAAGCTGAATTTCAACTCATTTACGCCGAGCTGCCTTGCAAGCTCCCTCTCGTAAGCCATACCTTTGCTTTCCTTGCTGTATTCGCACGGAAAGAAATAATAGTAGCTGCAAACGCTTAGAAGCTCCTCGCAGTTTTTCATTATGCGCTCTCGCTCCAGCTCGCTATATACGCCTAGCCATGCAAGCACCGGGCTTATGGGTTCGTAGCCGTTTTGCCTGACTATGGCGCAGGCTTGCTCAGCAAGCTTGCGGGCGTAGTAGTCGCGATCTCGCTCATGCTTGCATTTGATACTTGCATACGGCGAGCTTACGAAACAAAGCCTTGCCGTTCGTTTGTCCATCTTTTCTCCTTTCTTTTTAAATTTAACTTTATCGAGCCCTCAAAAAAGGGCTCTGTAAAATTAATTTATGCTGGCTTTATAGGCTTTCACCCCTTCGCAGCGCTCGCTAATCTTTGACACTATCTTGCTTAGTACCTCACGCCTTGAAACCTCCGCCGTATAGCACACTAGCTTTAGACCGAACCTCTCCTCATCGATACTTACGAAAAGCTCGCATTTAAATTCGCCTCTGATCTCCGTATCGGCCTCGTAAACCGGTAATGTAAAAGTGATCGTCTTTGGTATAGAGATGGTCTCTTTCGCTCCCGATTTGATCTCGACGTCTAGGCTGATTTTTGAGCTAGTGTTTTTCTGCACGCTGTCGAATTTCTTAACCGCTTGCAGGCTTTCGGCTAGCTCGATTACGTCCATATCGTCGTTTGCCTTGCCGTCTATGTCTGAAATAAACATAAATAAGCTCTTTAACAAAAATACAAACTCGCGCTGACCTAGGGTTTCGCCTACGTTTTTGTTAAATGTGTAGAAAAACGGCGTAACGCCTAAGCCCAAATTTATGCGTTTCTCGCAAAACTCGGCCTTATCCTTTGAATTGAAATCGATGATGCACTTTATGCTTTTATCGTCGAAAAATAGCTTTGAGCTAGGCTCTTTATATTCATTGACTAGATCAACGAAGCTATCTACATCTAAAGCATTTATGGTGTAGCTATTTCTTAACGGCTCTTTGAGTAGCTTCTGGTCAATATCGTAGCTTTTGTGAACTATTATCGCTCTTTTAGCCTCATCCACCGAAACGCTCGGCACCACATATTTGTTCTTTTCCTCTTGCATTGTTTATCCTTTCTTCAAATTTACATTTTCATTACGAGCTGGTTAGGCGCATTTCGCACCGGAAGTAGCTCGTTTGAGACATAAAATCTAGCTTTTACGGGCTCTTTTGGAAGGCTTGCGCTAGTAGTTCCAAAAACCAGCACCTCACCCTCGGAATTGGGATCGGATTTCACGCTTATTTTTATCGTTACCCCGGCTGTTTTCCCCGTAATCTGCACAGCCCTTATGGCTTCTTTTAGATTTTCTGCGGCTGCGCCTAAAAGCGCTCCCGCACCTAAGCTTCGCAAGGCGTCAACTAAGACATCTATATCGCTATTTACTATCGTCATTTCTTCGACCTTTCTTTTGATTTTCTAGGGCTTTGCCCACCTTGAGTTATTAATAACTCCTCTGCCGCACTTTGAGCTCATTAAGCGCTTAATGGAGTTTTTAAATTTAAAAGCTCCATTAAAAGCTTTGGGTGCTATTTTAGATGCCTTAAAATCTTTTCTATATACGGATCTGCCGCCATCGTTTCATCGGCGCAAATATGAAGCCTGCCAAAGCATGCGATTTCCGCGCAAGGCTTTTTGCTCCCGTAGCAAAAGCTCACATAAAACGCCCAGCCCTTTACGAGCTGTCCGCCTCTTATTTCGTCGCGACGCACCGAGCGCAAACCTACGCTTACTGCGGAGGGTACTGCGGCGCTCATCTTTGCGTGTAGTTCGCGCAGAGCTGCGGCGCTGTAGTTTTCGGCGCTTAGATTGATTAGATTCTTTAGCTTCAACTCTTCGTTCCTTTTAGACTCCAGCCGCTACCGAGCCCTTT